ATCAACGGAACAATCAATTTAATATTGACTATGGCTGCTTGCAACCCGCAACAGTCGCATACATGGATGAATTTGTTGTATGGTTGGCACAAAATGAGAAAAGTGGCCCAATTATTGTATATTCTGATGGTGGAATGCCCAAAAAAATCACTTCGGATGGTATTGACTACCTATTTTCCACACTTGAAAATCCGGCCGATTCCCAGGCTTTTCTTTATAGACAAGATGGCCATCTGTTTTATCATATTAATTTCTATACTGATAATTTATCCCTTCTTTACGATTTCTCGACAGAAAAGTTTTACCATGCATGCGATCAAAACCTCAATTACTTCATTGCATCAGAGGTAGCTTTTTTCAAGAACCAGTATTATTTCATTACTAAAAACAATGGGAATTTGTTCGTATTTGATACAAGCATTACGACTTATGAAGACATGGACAGTTTGGGAAATCGAACCATTAACGAAATTCCCCGCATTAGAACATGCAGAAATGTGCGTAATCCCGATCAAAATTATCAAATCATCAATGATATTGGGTTCACGATAGAAAGCGGTGAAACAGATTATCAACAACAAACCTTGGGCGAGATTATTTTAATCACTCAAGCGGGGAATCCTTTAATTACCCAAGGTGGTAAGCCCAACTTAATCACGCAAGACGGGAATGATTTAATCGCGCAAGATGGAACTTTATTTGTTACCCAGCAAAACCCTGGGAATTCTGAGGGTAATTTATTAATCGCGCAACAAATGGGTGATACAGGTACTTCGGATTTATCCCTTCCCCATGTTGATCTATCCATTTCCACAGATGGTGGCGCCTCATTCGGTAATGAATGGGCAGCCTATTTGCCACCTGTAGCTCACCGTAAAAACCGCTTAATGTGGTGGCAAATAGGGGTCGCAAATGATTTTGTGCCGCAATTTAAATTCTGGGGCATGGGGCGTTTTGTTGTTACGGATGGCGTGATTAATATAAGGAGATAAAATGCCTGCTTTGGATGTAAGGTTACAATCGATATTTCCAGACTTGCCCCGAGAAGTTCCCGTATTCGATAAAAATGGGGATTTTAGCCCTTTATGGTCATTAGGATTAGCAGCTTTATTCCAAGCATTGCAAGAAAATTTCAAGAATGAAGGAATCCTATTCCCGCGTTTAAGTGCGGATAATATTGCGACTATTGAATCAATTTATACTCCATTAATTGGTGCGCCTTTACCTCAATACACACCGGACATTAGTGGTCAAACTGTGTTTGATACGACCAATAGAGTGTCAAAACAATTTGTAATCACGTATGATGGATCTGTGCCGCCAAATATTGTTACTGCGACATGGAGACAGTTCGTTTACCTATGATTTAAGGATGAATCATGAGCTTTTTTGGCAACCTATTCGGCGGGGGTAATAATCCCGCAGATGCTGCAATGCCCTATTTAAATCAAATACCTGGTGCAACTCGCGGCTATCAACAACCTTTTTTTGAAGCTGGGAAAAATCAATTACCAGGACTTCAAGAACAATACGGCCAGTTAATGAATGACCCTGGCGGTCGTATGAATCAAATCGGTCAATCATTTCATGAATCACCTGGGTTCAAGTTTGCTATGCAACAAGCCCTGCAAGGGGGGAATCATGCGGCGGCTGCTGGTGGAATGGCAGGCTCACCGCAACATGAGCAGCAAAACATGCAAATGGCGACCGATTTAGGAAACCAAGAGTATAATAACTGGATGAAAAATGCCCTAGGAATGTACGGGCAAGGTTTGCAAGGTTCCCAAGGAATGGCGAATCAGGGTCAACAAGCCGGGCAAAGCATGGCAGATATGATCGCACAAACTTTAGCACAACAAGCCAACTTATCGTTTAATGGTCAGCAACAAAAGAATCAAAATCAAACCGATATGTGGGGCAATGTATTAAATGGGATTGGATCGGTTGCTTCCTTTAATCCTTGGGGTGCTTTTGGCAAAATTTAAGGATAAATCATGACTTTTACATTTACAAATTATGCGGGAATTGCACCAAGACATTCGCCTTTAAATGATATTATTGGTAAAGTTTTAGGCGGTTATACTGATACGACAAAAGCCCAATATTTAAAACCTGGACTTGAAGAGGAGCTTAAGAAAGCCAAACTTTATAACCAATACTATGCGCCTAATATTGAATCGCGCTTAAGGTCAGAGCAACAAAAAAGAAAGTTTGAATTAAACAATCCTTTTTTTGGTCAAACTGGAACATCTGGTGATTTAGGCAGACTTCTTTATTTACAAGAAATGATTAAAAAAAATCCTGAGCTTGCAAGTCAAATAGGTGGCTCTCAAGGACAAGAACAAAACATGCCTCAACAAGGACAATCATTTGTTCCTTCTATCAATAATCAACAAATGCCACCGAACCAAAACCAATCAAGTAATGTTGATTATAATAAATTAATCCAAGATGCCTTTACTAAAGTAGCCCAGGGTAAAAATCAGCAATTTGCTCCAAGTAATATTGGGAAATTACAGCAAGAATACGCCAAAGCTAAATCGGGTGTTAATCCTTTTACAAATCAAAAATTTGAAAGTGACCAAGAAAAAGAAGAATTCTTAGCTCCTTATTCAGAAAAACTGGGCGGATTAAAGCAAAATGAACACTATCTTTATGACCCAGAAACTCATGAAAAAATAGGAATTCAAAGACCATTTACACCAAAAGAGCGTGAAGTAGAAACTGGAAGAGCGTTTTTTAATGAAGTTTTCCCTAGCATTAATAATGGATTTAAAGACTTTATTGGTAAGGATTCAGTAAAACACTTTATACATTATGCGGACAATTATGGTAAAGACCCTGTTGCTACTCGTAAGATTGATGATTTGTTATTGGCGCAAAAACTTACAAGTGCTGGCGTGGTTAATGAAGCTGCTACATTAGGTGCTGGCAAGACAAATATGACATATCGTAATTTAATGAAATCTTTTCCAGGCTCTGATATTCCAAATATGATTGAGAGATATGGTAAAGAGCTTAAATTACCTACTGAAGCGTTTTTGAAAGCTGGAGTTCGATTCCAAAATATGTTGAATAATGCCACAGAAAAATCTTCTAATAGTGTTCCTGCAATGAAAACTCTTCATTATCATCCTGAAAAATACTTAAAGAGTGATGAAGAAAAGAAAGAAGCATTAGAAGAGCATCATGAAACTATAACTATTAGAAATAAAAAAACAGGAAAAGAAGAAACGGTTTCAAAAGCTGAGGCCAAGAAGCGGGGAATCAAAAATGTCTGATTGGGAAGTTGTTTCTGTAAATAAAAAGAAGCCAAAAGAATCTGAGTGGGAAGTGACTAAAGAAGAAACTCCAGACATAGAATCAAAAGGTTTTGGTGGAATTGCTTCTGATGCCTACAATAAAACAATCGATGCTGCTATGAATCTTCCTGGTCAGTTACTGAATTTACCTGGAGAAATATACGGTGCAGGCAAACAAGTTTTAACGCAACCCAAAAGAGCTATGCAAAATATAGGTGCTGGATTTGGAGAGTTAGGGCATGGAATATTAAGTGCTCCAGGAAATATAAGAGATTATTTGGAAAAAAAAGATATTGTTTCGCATAATGCGCCTAGTCTTAGATTGCCAGAATCCGTTTTGCCAAAAGAATATAATTATGGCGAAGCACTTGGCGCTCAGGGAGAGCAGTCTGGAGATTCTCTTCTAAGAGGAATTCCTAAAGCGGCGGCATTGAGTCCTCTATCTGAATTAGCACCGATTGCAGGTAAAGCGATATCAAAAGGCGTATCAAAAATAAAACCAGAGAGTCCATACCATTTTATACAAAAAGCTTATGATGTGAAAGAAAAAGGACTTTCTGATATTTTTTCTAATGTTTCAAAGGAAGCCAATCAAGCTAATATCAAAATTGATTTACCTAGAAATTTGATTAATGAGATTAAAAAATCAGGACCAAAAACTGACAAATTTAATACCTTTGTGGATAAATCCAAGTCAGGTGACTATGATTCTTTAAGAAAATTACAATCTGAATTGTTTGCAAGGGGTAAGTCTTATAGCCGTTCTCAACTAGCTTCTGAGAATGATTTTGGCGCACATCTATTTGAACAAAGAGCAAAACTTAATGATGCAATAATTAAATCTTTGGAAAAATCAGGAAGAAAAGATTTAGCAGAAAAATTAACCGAAGCAAAACATGGATGGAAGAATTTAGAAGAATTATATCATTCAAACCCAACAATTTCTAAATTGGTGGGAGACGAAAGAGAAGTGCCGTTTACTTTTACGCCACTAAGAAAAGAATCCAAGTATATGAAGAAGTTAAAAGAAGAACATCCTGAAATTCAAAAGAAACTTAATTTTATAAGGCGCTCAAAACAAGTTGGCACATTATTAAGTGGAATAGGTTTAAAAAAATATATTTCGGGCAAAAATAATTCTAACAACGATTATAATGATTGATTTTAAATTTAAATGATTTAAACTTAGCCAATTTAATTGACGGGAAATATTATGGGATGGCTCGGAATTATCATAATG